ACAAGTCTATCGTAGATAGATCATTATCCAAACTCCCTATTCGTGCTAGCTCACGGTTGATCTCTGGTTGAGTTGATAAATCAATACCGAAGCGCCTTTTCAAGCGCCTGGTAATCAACTCTCCAACACCCTTCTGTGCCCACATGTTGAGCACAGGTTCGGTGCAGATCACCCGCGATATGCGGTCATTCTTTGGAACGAAAGACAGCTTACTCCCTTCAACTATATCAAACTCACCATACCTCTCGACTCTGGCTGATTCGCCGTCCTCGAGAGTGCAGGAAGTGGAGATATAGTTTCGGTACAACCGATGTAAGCCACGAGACGTGCAAGTTAAGGGACCGTCGTACAACTTCGTATAGAAGTCAGTACCACGGGCACCAACACTTGCTCCTGGACCGAGACCACCGAATTCGAAGAATTCGTTTGTCCAAGCCAGGATTGACGGTTCCCTGTTAGACGGGATAAAGAACTTGGAAAGGCAGTATTTAAACTCCCCAACCAAGTGCTCGTCTAACAGAGTTCTAGTCTCGAGCTCCCAATCCTTACAGCTACGATTAGCTGATAAGAATTTCTCCATAGCAAGATCGTTCGCTTCAGGTGACACGACATCTGTGTACTTCTTAAACACAGATTCGAGTAACGCCAAAGACGCGATCTCTTTATGGTGGAGCTTACCTTTTCTGATTTCCTCATCGACGTTTGTAGTCAATGAGGGCTCATTCTTACGCGCATTTTCGGCGTAAAAATCAGTACTCAGAAAAGGAGTTAGGTCTTGCAGAAGGGTACTATAAAGAGCATTTAACGAGAGGGTCATATAAATCTCCTGTGGTATCTCGTAAGATATTTAACGATTTGTCGCTTCCCATTGCGCGCGCCAGTGAATGCAACCTTCTGTATCCGGCTGGGTACAGGCAGAAGCACCTACTATTGCGAGCAAGAGAGCAATGATAAAGCCCAGAAGCGTTAGCTTCCCAGCCTTATACTTCCTGAACAAGTTCAGGAGTTTAAGCACTGGAACTTTAACGCGAGGGCGGTCATCTTCATTAGACATGACATATGTCTCCTAAAGTACACCGTCCACGGCTAAATCACCAATCTCCGCATCTTGGTCCGATAAGGCACCAATATGCGCGGACAGCGCGGCTTGAATGCTGTTCGTGTCAGCCGTATCAGCCCCTGCTGGAACCGAAACTTTCGTTTCGATCAGCATGGTCTGCTCCGACTGGCCGGACAATGGTGTGACACCCTTTCGGGTACGCACCGTAAATACATTCCTGCCGACGTTAGATATAACCCCAGTTACCGGATTCGGTTGTCCGAGCAGCTTAAATGAAGCTGGCCGTTCAAACGTCAAGGTAAAGGGGTTAGATACCGAATGCACATCTACGCCAGACTGCGTACCGCCAAGTGCGGTTACAGCCCATTGCTTAGAGCGTGCATTAGGAGGAGTGTCTGCCGCCAACGTATA